CAATGTATTTTTGGCCTTTGTTATAGTTCTTAGCATGTTCATACCATTCAGGTTCCGGGCCACGTTTAACTCTGAGTACTGTAGCACCTATGTTCTTAAGTGCTTTAATTTCGTTTGGAAAGCGACAATCTGTAATAACAATATCGTCTTTGCTGTGTGCTAGACGATTTTCTAAGCTGGCTACCCACATATCATCATGGAAGCCTCTGCGCACTACTTCGGTACCCCAGTACTGTAGAACCCAGCGTGGTGTGATGTCCTGCTTTAGGCGTTTGCTCCACCATTCATCTCGAGTCTCGCGCCACTCACGGCTTTGTTTAGTACGACCTTCTAACATCTCACGGTCCCATCCAAACACTACACTCACAGCGTCTTTAAGGCTGTTAGCAAAACTTTCTCTTCTAAATCCCGCAAAGTTCTGTAAATAGTCGGCAATAGTATCTTTCCCTGCGCCTTGAAATCCACAAATAGCAATAATCATAGTTTTCCCCTTATAGTCTTATTATATACGAATATTTATTTTTGTCAATAATTGTATAAATATTATAGTCATGAAAGTTTACCAATCTCAAGCATTTGTATATAAATGGATTCACATTCCTACAGGGATGTGGTATATCGGGTCTCGCACAGCAAAAGGGTGCCACTTAACTGACGGATATATTTGTTCTAGTAACAAAGTTAAAATGCTAATATTAGAAAATTCGTCTGATTGGGTTAGAGAAATTTTAGGGGTTGGTACTCCTGTATCTATGCGATCCCTTGAAGCAAATTATTTAAGTTTGTTAGATGCGGCTAATAATCCGCTAAGTTACAACGAGCATAACAATAATGGAAAATTTAACCATCATGGTGGTAAGGCACAATCTCCTGCCCATCGAGAAAAAATTTCAAAAGCATTAACAGGAATAGTCAGATCTGCAGAATATTGTGCTAACATGTCAGCTGCTAGAAAAGGAAAACCAAATCCAAAACATTCGTTAGCAACAAAAGGTGTACCTAAGCCAAACGTTTCCAAAGCAAAGAAAGGGGTTCCTCAACCTAAAGTTTTATGTCGTATAAAAGATAGAAAAGAAATGTGTTTGTCACACTTTAATAGATGGTGTAATAGACAAGATAATCCACAGATACTTAAGGATATATTTTCTAAACTTAAAGGTGTTCCTAAAACTAAAGTAGTTTGTAGAATTGTTGATAAGAAAGAGCTAACACTAGGACGCTTTAATAAGTGGCTTGCTAAAATACTCTAGCAGTTTGGTTAGCCTGTTACCCATGTCAATGGTTGTCCGCCATCAACATAGCGTTTAATCTCGTCGTCTAGGCGTTCTATTAATTCTTTACCATCTTGAATTAATTGAGCACCATTAAGACTAGTACCACCTTGTGGACCTGCTATAGAAGCAAATTTGGCACGTGCTTGACCTATTGACATCATAGTTAGAGCATAGGCATAGTCTTGGATCCATGGGAATGTCATAGGATCATTTAATAACATAATATCCGGTTTATAGTTTTCAACCCACAGCAACACGCTTTCAAATTGAAAACTGTCGGAATTATTGCCCGTATCGCCCGCATAGCCAAATGGCATTTTACGAACAATGGTTAATTTTTTAGTAATGCGATTAAACGTAAAGTTCATGTAACCACCAAACATGGTCATAGCTAGTTTTTGGTAGTCAACAAACAATTCATAGTTAGTTAATCCGCCAACACGACCAGCGACTAACATGTAAGTGTTCAAGTAACCTGAGCTGAATGGCTCAAATTGACTGGCTGTAGTACCAGATACAGATCCAATACCGCGTCTAAAGATCTGTCTGACATTCATGATATAGTTAGGCAGTATATATTCTTGTGTTTCTGGCTGTAGATCTAAGAAAGCATAACTTTCTTCTGTGGCATTTGAACTACGTTGACGATAACGGATAAGAGCTTGTTTAATACCCATGTCAAAGTGTTCTTTATCAGCTTCAACATCAATCATACCATAACCTAAACGTAGTCGGATATAATCAATAATATCGTTTTGTAAATTAGATACTGTGGTTAACTGTGCTTGTAAGTTAGCATCAAACGCAATATGACCTGCGCCTGTACCTTTGGCTGGATCATAAAGACTATCCGTTTTAAGACTAAGGTTGGGCGTTAAGGTATCGGTTGTTGAACTTACATTACCTGGTATTAAACTCATAAAAATATCCTGTTATCGTGTATTTATTACCGATGACAGGATATTTTTTGGTTACGATACTTTAAGTAAGATTGTATCTTCGTTGATACGACCGTTAAGTTTTACTTCTGTAGTCTTAATATTTTCTAAGAACTTACGTAGCTCGACTTTGCTAGCACTCATGAATTCTTTTAACTGTACTTCAGGTTTACGTATAGTTTTCTGTGTACTCTTAGTTTCGTTGTAGCCAGTAATAGTAGTGCCCTTAACAGTCAACGCACCGCCCATTTCTTCGGCAACATAACGCCCAAGTTTACGAGTTTTAACATTGTAAACCCATAGTATTTGCGCCCCAATGATATCCACAGGACTAACGCTCACTAGTTTTAGTGAGGTTTCATTTTTTAGATACTTAAGTTTAGCCACAAGTTTTTCTTTTTGTGGTGGTTTACGCACACTTGCTTTTTTAGTTGCTTTCTTGACCTGTCCGTATTGTGTAAATCCATCAAATAGGGATTTATAAAAAGCATCAAAACGTTTGTAGTCAGCAGTCTTAAGATGCGCATAAGCATCAACAGTATCTTCATCTTTACTTGCTTTAGCGGCAGTAAATTCTGCGTGACTGCGTTCAAACGGTGCTAAGATTCTAGCCAGTGTAGCAGGTGCTACATTCTTGCCGCTTAGATATTCATATGCTTTTGGATCTACAGTTTTACCTTTAAACAAATCATCTTCTAATTCTAAGAAATGTAGTTGATGCTTGTCTGCTATAGCATTCATACGATCTTGTATTGTAGGCACCTTTACGTCAATCTTAGCGGCCTTTTCTACAACTTCAGCGATCTTTACTTCGCCAGCATCTAGCTCTAATGCTTTTTTAACTGTGTCAACAATATACTTGATATGGCGTTCAAGTAATGGCATACCTCGAGTATGTGCTTTAATTAAAGCTGGAGCAGTTAATGGAGTATATCCGTCTGTGCTTTTAGCAAAGCGAACAATAGTCTCAGCATCTAGCTTATGTGCTACACCTGCGGTTTGTTTTAACCATTCGACTAGATATTTCTTTAAATCTTTACTTGAATAAAAATAATTGTAATAGCGTAGACTAATACGCATTTGATGATCAAACTCCTCATCTGAAAACTTTAGCGCACGTTCTGTATCCCATGTTGGTTCAGCCCCAACTGCTGCTTCGTCAGCAAAAATAGGATCTCTAGTTACTTTTGCTTTCTTTTTCATGCCGTCTACTTTAATTGCCATTTGTCATTTCCTTTTCTAACTCACGTTTAACCATTTTGTATGCTGTCTTATCGTATATATCCATGTCATCCCATTCACTGTTAATTTGCGCTAAGGCTTTCCATAAATCACGATTGTAAAAACTTACTGCGGAGTATGCTTCTTCTATAGTCATAATTAGCATTTTATTTCTTTAGTGTGTATTGGTTTAGAATATTTTGTGCTTCTGTTACGTCTATAATAGGTTCTAACTTATCTAACGTAATTAATTCATTGTGTAGATTAATAGTGCGCTGTGCCTGATATAATCTATTATATTTTCCATCTGGATAAGACGGTTGTGTCCAAGAGTGTTTCATTTTTACCCCGCAAGTAGTACAGCAAATGTCGTCATACGTTCATAGTTTGCTATCTCTTCATTGACCTTGTCAACCAGTTCTTTATGTAATCTGGTTTGCTTACCCAATCTGCGGCAGTTAATTTCTTCTTTACTTACATCTTTAACCATAAGTCCAATATTATGGCTAATATTCCACATTTCATGACTATATCGTTTCATAGTACGTATAGGTGCTTCTATACGTTGCTGTACTGTAGCCCAATCCATACTTGTTTGTATCTTATTTTCCATTTTTGTATTATACTATCTATTTGGCTAGTTGTCAATCACGATAAATATACAAACAGTAGGAATTTTTAATGCCACGTTTAAGTTTATACAAACCCGAAAAGGGCAAAGACGACAATTATATTAGTAAGATTATGCACGAGATGTTTACCGTAGGTGGCGTCGATGTATATACTCACAAATATCTAGGTCCTCTTGATCAACCTAACATCAGTGCTACTGAGCCCGGTACTAGTAGTACGTTGAGCACAGGAGTCACAGGCATACAAGATTTACTATTCTTAGAAAACCGTGATCGCAAGTATGATACTAGCGTGTACACCATGCGCTGTGTTTATCGTGTAAATGACAATGATTTTGACTTAACACAGTTTGGCCTGTTTCTAACTGGTGATACCATGTTTGCTACATTCCACTACCAAGATATGGTAGAAATTCTAGGTCGCAAACTTATGGTAGGTGATGTATTAGAATTACCTAATTTAATTGACTACTATCCTTTAGATGAAGGTATTTCTGCTGCTCTTAAACGTTTTTATGTAGTACAAGATGCTAGTCGTAGTTCAGAAGGCTTTGCCGCAACTTGGTGGCCTCATCTATGGCGTGTTAAATTACAACCACTGGTAGACAGTCAAGAATACAAAGATATTCTTAATAACTTACCGGCTACTGATAGTGGCGATAACAATAATACACTAGGACAGGTATTGAGTACATACAACACTTACTTAAATATCAATGATGCTGTGGTTAGCCGAGCAGAACAAGATGTTCCAGAAAGCGGATACGATACCTCAGCTATATACACCGAAGCAGTTGATGCCAACGGCAATCCAGTTGACCCGGGTGCGTTAGATGCTAGCAACATATCAGATGACGCTAGTGATGTTAAGAATGACGCCAGCGCACAAACTTTAACATCTGCTCAGAAAGTAGAAGGATATTTAACTGGAGATGGTTTACCTCCAAATGGCGCCACTGTTGCGGCTGGTATTAGTTTCCCTGTAGTACCTAAACTAGGACAATACTATCTACGTTTAGATTTTACACCTAATAGACTGTTCCGTTATGATGGAACTCGTTGGGTCAAAGTAGAGGACGCTGTGAGAACTAATTTAACCCCAGGATCAACTAATGCTACGCAATTAAGCGGATTCATTAATGATACTAATAAATTTATGAGCAATAGTATTGCTTGGGATGCTATACGCATCAGCAGTAACTATACTCCGGGAGCTAACTCCTTTACAAGTTCGTTTAATATTACATCAGGTGTTGTTATTACTAACGTGCTGTATTCGAGTACTTATGGAGTACAAACTTCATTGAATGAAATACCAATCACTAATACACTAGCAAATGCTAGCGGTAATTTGAGTATCACTGTTGCTAATACCTACAATGTAGGTGACCTATTACAATATAATGTGTATACTCATGTGATTAACGAAAGAC